TTAAATTAGGCGAGTGTTCTGATTGTTGCAGCGTAGCCGTAGGTGGAAGAAACGTTTGCACCTGCGCCTGAGCCAGTGGTTGAGAGAGCCTTGAAGTCAAAGCGTGTGCTCATGTACATCGCTGTGACCTGCTGGCGAGGTTCGTACTCGCTCTCGATCTCCATACCACGTCGTTCTGCGATCATGAAGCCTGGCTTGTAGACTAGAGCACCGATGTCGGCTGAGTTTGAACCAACGTTATCAAGGAATTCAGTAATAACAACTGGAATACCATAGATTGCACCAACAGAACCTGTGAGGTATGTTGCGTTTGGACCAAACTTGTCAACTGTGCGGAAGTCTGAAGTTGTGACTAGCTCGTTGTAACCTTCAATTGTGGTGAGGTATACGAGGTGATCACCAAGCTGTAGACCATATTTGCCCATAAGAGCGCGAGCTGATGCGATATTTGCGGCAGAAGCCTTTGTATCACCATCGGCGGTGCGAACTGATAGACCGTCTGTAGCAACTTGGTTAATCATTGTGGTAATACCCTTAACAACAGAGGCATAAGTTGATGTGCCACCTGGGTTAGCTGTGAATCCAGTAAGAGCACCAGTACCACGAAGGATTGACTTATCAATTGACCGTGATAGACGACGGGTTGCTGCGCGACGGAGGAAGTCGATTAGAGGAAGAACTGTATCCTCTTCTTCGTCCTTGGCAAGATGGGTTGTAACCATGAACTTGTGTGGTGTAAAGTCTACTGACTTAATTGCGTTCTGGTTTGAGGTTGGGACGTTTGTGGCATCACCAACGCCTGTGGCATATGTGCCAGAAGCGAATTGTGCTACCTGATCGTCGGTATCCTCATCGGCTACGGGGACACGGAATGTCTTCGCATCGACCTGGATTCTATCGAACATAGGAGCAATAACGAGCTGCTGCTCCATTTCTTCGTAGATATTTGTTGAGAAGTTGCTTAGGAACTGATCAACTGAAGTGACGGCCTTAATCTGATTACCGAGTTTAGTATCAAATGGGTCACGACGATTGAGAGCCTTAGCAAGTAGGAAAGCATTAGCCATTTCTTTCTCAGAATACTTGCTTGAAGCCTTCTGAGCCTGATAGACATGCTTGCTTTCAGAGATTGCTTTAATCTCGTCTTTATATTTTGCGATCTGAGACTTGAGTTCATCAAGTTCTTCACGAGTTTGACGGGTTGATTCGCCGTGGCGTTCAACTTCGTCGGATTCTTTTAGAACAGCTTCACCAGCTTTTTCAACTAGCTTTTCTGTGTTGTTTTCTCCAACTTTTACACTGGAGACTTCCTCTGCGGCCTTTTCTACAACTGTTTCAGTTGCAGGAGCAGCCTTTTCAGTCTCTAGTACAATTGGATCACCTGCATTTTCGGTTGCCATTGTTTCATTCTCCTTTATAGTCTTAGTAGTCTTATGACCGGTTACTAATAAGGCTAGATCCTTGGAAGTCTCTTCGCCATTGTTGCAGTCAATACTCTTAAGCTTTTCGATGTTATTAATCATCATTTTAGCAATGTGGTAGTTTGTATCATTCCATTCTGTGGATGGGACAGTGGTTAGGTTAATTGTTTTATTCAGCTTTTCCTGTAAAAGTTCACTATTTTTAATAGCTTCGTTATCTTTTACTGCATAAAGCTCTTGCTCAGAAAGTGTGACTAGGTTTTCAAAATCTTCTTTAATTGAAGCTCTTTCTCCGTCACTTAGATTTTTAAATTCTGTTACTGAAACATCTAAATCAAATTGTGATCCGATGTCCCAAAAATTCACTACTGATAAATTTTCAGCAGGGATCGTAACTGTATTATCTAATGATTTTCCATTTAAGTCAACTTCTAAAAATTGAAAAATAGGGTTTTGGGCAGTAGCAATTTTTACAGTCTGATACCTTTTACCCTCATTTTTTACAAAAGCACTATTTTTAATTTGCGCGGTTTCTGCACTAAGAAGATTAACAAAAGGAATTAGCTCATAAGGATCAGATGAAAGGTTTACGACCTCTTCATCATCATCTTCCTCAGATAGTTTCTCAATGTCTACGTCTTCAGCAAGATTGACTTCCTTAATAATTTCCTTCTCTTCTTCTTCAGCGGCAGCAACAATGACTTCTTCTGTTTCGTTTGTTTCAACGTCTTTAGTCATAGTATTCTCCTCTTCAGAATATAGAGTAACAGATGAATAATTAGGGTTTTTAGACCCACCGTTTGCCTCAGTCTCACTAGGAGACATAGGACGGGCTTCTCCATCTGTCTTATCAGGTGAATCAACATTGTTAGAAGGTTGAACTAAGAACACAATTTCGTGACCGTGCCCTTCTGCTTCTTCAATAGTATAATTCACAATTTTGTGATAATGCTTTTGGCCATGAGAGGAATAGGTAGTAACACCATTGCCACTATCATCCATTTCCATAGTATGATAATGACCAGCTTTGCTACCAGTTATTCCGACATAAATGCCTTCCATCATTTTCACTTCGTCTTTTAGACTAGCCTCTTTGAGACTATTCTTAAAGTCTTCATATTCATCGTTAGATTCAAAACTTTTTCTAACGCTGAATAAGCTTTCTTGGTTGCAAGGAACGGATACAACACTAATTTCGTGAAGTTCTACATCAGTAATTTGTGTTGTGTCTGTATTTCGATCATAGCGACCATCCTTAACGCGGAACCCTACAGAAAAGCTCTTTAAAGCTCCGTCATTAATAAGTGTTTGCACACCGTGAAGTTTTTCTGCTGCGTCACTAACGTATGCCTCAACAAAAATACCTTTACGATCTACAGAAATCTTTTTAACACGCCCAATTGGTTTGTTATGATCGTGTTGATAAAGAAGAACAGGGTTTTTGCGATAATAATCAACGCCTTTGGCCCATGCATTGGCTGTAATGACATCACCTGCTCGATCTTTATCGGTGGTGTTAGCATAGCCTGCAATAACTAGACCTTTCTTCTTTTTAGTAGCACGTTTCTCAACCGTTAGAGGGCTGTATACATGAAACATTTTTTCCATTCTACGTATCCCCTTGTGTAGGATCAGGAGGTGTATCTGTATTATCTTCTGTAGGCCTGCCTCCTTGAGACGGATCTACAGCACTTCCTGTAATATTTTGTGGTATTCTAATTTCATCGCAATCATCACGATGTTGGAATCTCAAACCTATTCTAGCTTCATTAGGTGTAATAATACCAGTATTTACTAATGTAGAATAGTACATAGCTTGTGTTTTTTCATCTGCCCTGAGAGCAGCTACAGCAGCTCTATCAGGTCGAATAATAATATCTGAGTTAAAGAAATGAGAAAATGCACTACAAAACTGTTCAAGAATTGGCATAACAGTATGATTATAAAATAATACTTGGTTAGCTGCAATATTCGCATTATTACCAGACTTTAAAAGAACATATGGAACACCAAGAGCTTTTGCTATATCTTGCTGAACTCTTTCTACAGAGGCTTCAAAGTCTAGTTCAGAAAATTTAATCTGACCAAAAGGACTTAATTGAAGACCTCCATCTAAAATAGCAGGATTTCTAGCCCCACCATATATAGTAGAGTAGCTCTGTCTCCACTGTTCTAAAAGTCTATCTTTAACTTTTGGGCTTAAAACAGAATCAGTCTGTAAAACAATACCTGGAATACCATTATTCTTGAAGAACTGACGCTGGAAGTTAATTAAATAATAATAAAGTTCAATTAATCTTTTAATAGATTTTAGCTTTGGGGCGCCTCGGTAGATACTATCTTCATTATCATTTTTAATATGAATAATCTCATCGGTATCAAATTTTAAAGCAGATTCTTGTCTAGTTGTTTGCTTACCGTACCCGTATACGCTAGAAGACTGAACATTTCTAACTAAGAAGTTAAAGTGTGAGATAAAAGTCTTTTCATCTGGGATAACTTCCATATCATTAGCAGGTAGTACATAAAGATTAGTACGATCATAATAAAAGAAAGCATTACCATCTAACATAAAATCTAAAAATGCTCTACGAAATAACTTAACTCTATCCTCAAAAGGATTAGGAGAACGATTCAAAAGTTTGTCTACTTTTTTTACTGCTCCACCACCTTCTACTATAATTGGAACTTCTATTAAAGCGTTTATGATAATATCAATAGTCCTATTAACAACTTCTACTTCGCGGTATGCTTGTTCAAAATCAAGAATAGTTTCTGGACTAGCATAAGGCTCTGCAGCTGCCAAAGAGGGTTGAGCAGGGTTAAGTTTTTCTGATATCCATCTTCTCCAACCTGGAACTTCGTTAGCCATTTTTCTCCCTTTGAACATTCAACCAGTTTATAATTTTATTTGATAAATGATTACTATATCTTTGTCCGTATAAATTGTGTAATCTTTCATGGTGTTGTTTGCAGAGAGTATAAAGATTATCATTACTTAACCGTTGAAACTCATCTTCATAAAACTTAACTCTTAGATCTTTAATAAAATCTACAGAACTAATTTCTTCTATGTTTTCCTTGATACACCAGTCATTAAACAATTGAGATATAGAATAAATATGATGAAGTTCTAAATTATTTTTTTCTTTACAAATAAAACACTCATCACGTAACTTGTAGTCTTTTTTAATATAATCCCTTATGTACTTAATAGGAATTCTTTTTAAATCTGCCATTAGAATAACTTTACCAAATACTAAACTTTGTGTCCAATCTTTAATTTTCAGAAGCTAAGAAAGGGGAACGAAAATCCTGAATTACTTTCCATCTTTTACTAAAATGATCAGGATGCTTGTTCAATCCTACTTTTCCCTCCTCTAATAATGAAACTTCAGTTTTAATTATTTTGGGTCGGGTTTTGTAGTAATCACTCATAGATAAAGATACTTGTATGTCATCTCCTCTATCTTTTGTACCCCAAGGCTCTAAGTAATCTTTCCATATAGTTTTTAAATGGGCAATCGAAACAGATAAACAAGCCCCAACAGCTATATCTGATTCTGCATCTATACACCACTCACTAGATAAATCTTCATAACGAGAAACTTTATTTATTCCAGATCTACCATATATAGATATAAGCCTATCGGGAGTCTTTTTTATTTCTACTATTAGTCTCATTATACAGTGAAAACTTGGATCAATATCATCGTCTAATATAATTGCATATTTATAATTTAAATCTTTTGCAAATTTCCAACGCTCAATACACCATCCATTTTCTTTTTTATTTATAACGGCTGCACCTTTAAACTGGTGTATTTTATAAGAAGGATTATTATTAATTATAAATATAGGTAATTTACCTTTAAATTTTTCAACAAGGTAATAAATGTTACTAAGTCTTTTATAGTTTAAAATTATTAGTGCAGTATCTTTAAGCATATATTGAAGCCGAAGTTTTTACATAGGTATAAATACCATACCTTGCAGCGTCTGAAGCATGAGAATTATCATCATGAATTGTTTTTGGGTTTTCTGTTTTAGGGTTCCACTTATAGTTTGCCATAGCAGTAAAAGTTTGGAAACCTGTTTCACGATCAAAAACTAAACGATCATGGTCTATAAGAGCACCTAAATAATTTATACCGTCTTTTACAGACTTTATAGCATTTTCACAAAAAATATCATAGTCATACGCAAAATCAGCTTTAAGCTGTTGAGCGGCAGAATCAATATAAATCATCTCTACCTCCCATTTTTCTTCTAGTTCTTTAATATTTTCCGCAAGCTCTGATGTAGTAACCTCTCCAGATATATACTCGTCTATGACATAAAAATTTTCACCATCAGTGGCTATTACAATAAACGCATTTAAGTCACGATAGCCAACGTCAAGACCTGCAATAACTTCAAAACGATTAAGATTTTCTTTTACCCAAGTTAAATCTTGAAGATGACGATTCTCATCAAGGCTATAAACCTGCATTTCTGTAGTAGTCCAATCACACTCATACTCTTGAGCAAACATCTTATTAGAAATAGAATGACGAGCTTCTTCGATATCTTTTGTACTTAAGAGAGGGTTAGATCTCCACGTAAATAACCCTGACCCCCAGTCGTCAAACTCTGGATCTTGTCCACGAAGATAGTAAGTGTAAAGATAATTTGTTTTACCACGGGGAGTAGATATAAAAAGTGCCCGAGAATCGGGGTAGGTAGAAAGAGCAGGGCGTAAATCACGCGTAAAATACTCATCATCAGGGATGATTGCCGCTTCGTCTACAATTATAAGATGAGCAGCACGCCCCACAAGTGAGTCTCTGTTGTTAGCCGATAAGAGGCGGAAGGTAGATCCGTTAATAAGTTTAACGACTTTATCTTTTTGATTGAATTTATCCACTTCCAGTTGTAGATTTCTAATAATATCTGTGACATAATCCCAAATAATTGATGATAGAGTAAAGTTAGGAGCTACTACCATCACCTGTTTTCCTGGCTCTAAGAGTTTAGCAAAAGCCAAAATACCTGCAGCTAGAGATTTACCAGTTCTTCGAGCAGAAATATGAGTCCAGAAACGATTATCTTCTAATCCTTGAACCATTCCCCACTGAGACTCATTAAATTGTATTCCGTTATGTTCCCCTACTACAATCTTATCAAGTAGTCTCTCTACAGGTACTTTAAAATAGTTGTCCATCTATCCTCATTTCAAATAATTAGCAAGAGCAATTCCAAGACCTGCTACCATACCAGCTACAGAACCTACCCAGATTAGAGTCTTTAAACTTATGCGACCAGATGTAGCCATAAGTTTTAGTTCGTTTATTTCTTTGTGCATCTCTGAGATATTTTTTGACATAGCTTCCATGCTCTTTAACAGCTGTTCATATCTCTCTTGACATACAGCTTCATGTCTAGAAAACTCTAGCTTAGACTGTTGTGTACGTTCATGTAGCTTATCAATACTCTCATTAATGTCCATTAGATTACGTCTTTATAATAAATTTAACAGCAACACCTGGGTGAGTAACTGTTAGAGAAGGCACAGAGTGAGTATGCCCATTTACTGTTAGAGAAGGCACAGAGTGAGTATGGGCAGCTACAGCATTTACACCTGTTACAACTGTAATAGCGTTGGTAACGTCTTTGTCTGTTGTAGAGTTAGTAGTACTAGTAGTTACCCCAGGAGTATGTGCACCTCCTGCTCCTGTTGTATTAGCTACTGTGGAACCACCTGTTGACCCTGATGTTCCAGTTCCAGTTGAGTTCTGACCGTTTACATTAACTTCTCCGGCTGTTTTAGTACCAAGAACGAAGGTAGACGCACCATATGGGGCTCTATCTCTAAAGTCAGGAACGTTAAAGGTCGTAGACCCGTTGCCTACACCATAAGTAGTGCCAATTGCAGAAAAAAGTGCTGCGTATGTGCTACGAGAGATAGCTCCGCCTTCACAGAGATACCATCCTCCAGGTGCAGCGGCTGCACCATACATGATGATAGATCCTGCAGGAATTAAGTCGTTGCCTCCCTCTTGAAGCTTACCAGTAACAACGTTAACATCGCCGTCGCTGTCTATTGTGAATCTTGTATTAGAAGCTACACTAGTCCAGCTTGTTGAAATTTTGTACTTGTTGCCGTCACTATTATCTACTCCCGCAGCCCAACCAAAATCACCGGCAATATCATAAGAAATGAAAGGATCACCTCCCGAAGGCCCACCAGTTCTTAATAGAAGAATACTGTGTGCATTAGTAGAAGCATTATTAGAATTGAATATATTAACCGAAGCTAAGTTGTTATCAGCGGGAGTAGTGTATGAACTACCAGAACTAGCTATTTGTAGTTTTACAGCAGGATTGCTTGTACCGATACCGACGTTACCCGAGCTGTCGATACGCACACG